TTATCGGTCAATCCTTTTGCGGCAGTGACGCTGTAAGTCATTGCGGTGGCGAACGCAATGCCGCCAGGAAGCTGCACAACATCTTTCCCGCCCGCCGGGATATCAATTTCGAACGCGGCTGGCGTTGTCCCAAGAGTGGGCGCGGTGGCGTTGAATATCTTGACCGATCTAAGGCCGGTACTGCTGTTTTGCAATTGCCACCCTACAATACGCCCAGCACTACCTTTGATCGTGGCAGACGACGGTGTCGCTGGAGATAGCACAGAAACAAAGGATGCTGCACCAGTAGCAGTAGCGCGATATTGAACGCCAAAGTCACCCGCCAGGTTAGAACCCGCCGCCAGCGTGGGTGTATTAGTTGCCATCGAGACGGGCTGAGTGGCCTGCCAAAACGTACCACTCACCGGCTGCGCCGCAGGAAATACTACGGCAATGGGTGCTGAAAAACCTTGCTGCCTTATTCCTGCCAGATACACAGGCGTATTGACAGTATCTTCAACCGCAACGAAGCCTACCGTCCAGGTAGTGTTGCTGGCAGGCGCAGCCGTGCCGTTGAAGCTCCACAAATACACAAATAACTCGATTTCATCATCGGGAATGTTGGCAACACGATGACCACGCACATCTACCTTCGGCGCAGTGCTTGAAGCCACCAAAGTATCAGAAAAATAGATATTTCGACCATCAATCGACGTCTGTGCCATGTGACCCGGCGAAGCCGTCGTGTTTATTGCTGCTGTCGTATCGCCGCTGTTCCAGCCGTACCGTTGCGAATCAATTGCAGCGTTAGTCGCAGTCGTTCCTGAATACAACCACCGTACATAGTTCCAGCCAAATAGGTCAACCGTGCATGAACCAGAGGCAGGCCAGCCAGCGACGGTGAAAGTAATGGTATCAACCGATGGAATTGAAGCAATAGCGTAGCGACCCGGCACACCGTTTGCGCCGTTAATAGCGCCAATATTCATAGACTGGCCGACATTAGCCGTAGTGAATCCGTGCGCGGTAACTGTTACTGTAATGCTCGTGGCGCTGTTAATCGTACATGACGCACCTTCAGCAATACGGTCAGCTAGTAATACCGCGAAGTTGTTGTTGGCAATACGCTGGCTCAGTATTGTCTGGTGTCTTTGAATTAACGCGCCGTTAAATGTGACAGTTGAGCGCGCCAGGAATTCGGCATTTGCCGTAGTACCCGCACCGACTACCAGGTTGCCTGACGACTGCGACACTGTTACACCAGCGCCCTGACGGCGCTGCACCATCTCTGGGCTATCAAGGGCAGATGCGTTTGATCGCGTAAAACTCACCGACCAAGTGTCTTGCGGTGCTGGACGAACAACAACGCCAGCGTCGGTAGCGTCGGCGTTTGTCGCTTTAACGCGCGCACGAACGACTGAATCAGGCTGCCCATCGGTCAGCTTGAAGAATTGATAATGAACACCTCCAATATCGTCCGTGGCTATCTGCTCACCCGTGCCGGGTAATGTGACATTATCATCCATCAAGCGCCCCCGGCTGTCAGGGTAAAGCTGGTAATAGTCACTTGCTGGGCTGACGCAATACTGATGTTATCCAGCGTCATATCACCACCACCGCCAGTGGCGGTGACTGTTCCCTGAATGTGGCAGGTAGCACCGACTTTAATTCGGAAATGCCCGGCGGTGCCAGTAGCATCGGCACTGGTGTCCTGCCAGGTGCCGAGCAATGTCTTCGAGCCGTTCGAGGCCGCTGCCAGCCAGTCCGATGGCAGTGTCATGGTCGCAAGTACGGTGCCGCTATCAGCCGCCGCGCAGTTGGCTGGCACTGCGCCGCTGCGAATTTCCAGGGTAGGCGCTGTTCCTATGGTAGTTTCAATGGCGTCAATCGAAGCATTGCGCGCTGCGGTGGAAAATTGGAATGGCATAGCTGTTTCCTCAATATCGACGGGCGAATCCCCGCTTGGGTTTGGGCACGTGTTGCCGGGCTAACATTGACTGCTGAATCAGCCTGGGCGACACATCGGTTTTGACTTCACTTTCTGGTTCACTGATCTCAAATAAATCGGCCTGCGGTAGTGCCGCAAACAGCTTTTCGCGCTCACGAAATACCTGCTCATTGTGGCGACCGCTCATGCAGTACAAGTACGCCGCATAGGCATAGACTTCACAGTCCCAGGATTCATTGCGCCGCCCTTCGTTGTCCCACACCAGCAAGCGCCCTTTTGCTGTTTTTTTCCACACCCGCGACTCAGATCGCAGTTGCTTGTAATAGTCCGCTTCAAAACCGAGCGGAAAATGCAAATACCCAGCGCCCGGCTTTTGCAGTTCAAGCCGACCGGCCAGCAAATTTTTAATGGCCTGCGTGCCAACCAGCCGAATCTGTCCACCACTAGGAACCGGCTTGCCGCGCCAGGTAAACTCTATGGTCTTAGGCCGCCCCAGCTTCGGCGCGTCATAAGTGCTGGCGCCCTTGATAGCAAACCAGCTTTTGCCTTTCAGCGCAGCGGTTTTGCAAAAGGCGTAAACGTCCTCCGAGAAATGACCGCCCGAGTCAATCGCCGCTGCATCGACCCGCATGATCTGACCGCTGGCATGCTTAATCGGCGCGCTCAATAACTCCCGCAGTTTTTCCCAGGTCTCGGGGGACGAGGGGGTGCCGTGAATTTCACCATGCCACACGCCCCAGCTTTCTTCACCCCGGCCATAAACTCGAATGACCACAGCCAGCCGGTTATCCTGCGTATCGACCCCAGCGACACACACCAGGCCACCCGCCGGGCAGGTCATCAGGTCATACTGCTCGGCACGCTGTTGCAAGTGCTCAGCCACAACCTCACTGCGCACCGTGTCGTTATACGTTTCGCCCAGGTTGTTGTTAATAAACACCTTGAGCTTTTCAGCGTCAGACTGCGCTGCAATCCACTCGCGGACCAGCACCGGCCAGGGACGCCAGCCCACCGGCGCACCCAGCGCGTTCAGGTGCCAGCTTGCTACCCCCGGTTCCCCCGTGGCCGTGGCTTCCCAGTAGGCCAAACCGTCGCGCTTGCAATCGGGTTCCGTCATGTCAGCACGGCGCGCCCGGTAGTTCGGGGTCTTCCAGTCGTTTTCAGTGCCCTTGTAGAAACAGGCTTCACACTCGTAGCGTGCCGTGTCTGGCTCGGCTTCGTCCCAGCGCAACTGAGACCAGCGCAAGTGTTGCGCATGGCCGCAGTCGGGGCAGTGCAGGTGCCAGCGACGCTGATCGCCACGCTGGAAATTTTTTGCAATCGCGCTTCGGCCTTCCACGGTCGGCGTGCCGTCACCGTAGATCTTGGCCTTGTTCCCAAAGTTTGTGGTGCGCTTTTTAATCAAGTCCACCGCGTCGCCCTGGTCTTTCAGCGCCTGCGGGTACTCGTCTGGCTCTTCAAATTTCAAATAACGAATGGTCGAAGACTTGACCGCGCCAATGCGGTTGGCTCCCACCATCCGCATGACACCGCCGGGAAACTTCTTGCGCAGCTTGGTGTTGTCGCTGCCCTTGGTGCCACTGTCACGAATGCGCCGCCGTAGCGCCTGGGTACTCAAGCGCATCGGCTCGAACCGCGCCAGTTCCCATTGCTTCGCATCGTCGAGCGTGGGAAACACCACCATGATCGAGCCAGCGGCATTACATATCCACGACCCGAGCATGTTTTCACCTGAGACCGACCCGCCGATCTGATGCGGTTTCTGAAACCAGCCCTCGCGGTAGCGCGACCCCGGCGACATGGTGCGCTGAATGTCAATCAGATAAGGGGTGCGCGAGTTGCGGTACGGTCCAGGCTCGGGCACATCGGGGGGCAACACCCGGTTTTCTTCCGCCCATTGATCGACCCAGATTTGCTTGTCAGGTTTTAACGCCTGACTGATAGCAGCAGCATACCTTTCAAGCGGCGTCCTCGTCGTCTTGTTCGTCTGCATCCTGGGTCACTTTACTCACATCAAATTCGGCTAAGACAGCCGTTAATTCCCCCTCAATCATTTGCTCAATTTGCAGGGCATCATCACTGGCCGCGCACTGGTCTTTGACCCGTGCCGGTACGTTCAATATCTGGTCACGCAAGGCTCGAAACGCGGTGAAGGCCATGCGCCGTGCTTCATCGACGTTAATCAGCGAACCCTCAAACTCCTGCAATTCCAGTGTTTCGCGCTTGAGCTTGAGTTGCTCACGCTGCGCCCGTGCCTCGCGGTATGCCTGGTTGTCATCAGGCAGTGGCGCATCAGGCTCGGGCGGCTCCTGTAGCGTCGTGTGCTGGCAGGGTTGTCCGTCCGGGCTGAACAGTAACGAGCGCTTTGACTCGTCAGTGTTGGCCTCCCAGTCGCGGTCTGCGCTTACCGGGTCAATCATTGGCCGGCCATTGGTTTCAGACATCACCGTTTTAATACGACCAGCCTTGATGGCCTTTTGTACTGCCCCCAGCGTCACACCCCGGTGCCTTGCATAGGCGCGATAGCTTAATAAACTCATACGACTACCCTGGCGTGACTACCCTAATGAAAACCCTGACAAAACGCGGAAAACGAGGCCGCGAATGACCCCCGATGGAGCGCAGCCGGGAGTACCTATTCATTTTGAAGTTGCCAACGCATAAGACCATGCTTCCTGCATGGCAGGCGCTATTTCACGGCGCGCCGCAGCCTCAACCGTTGCATAGAAGTCATACCGCTTCTTGTACTTGGCCGACTGCTTCGGAAATACTACCAGCGGAACTAAAGATTCGTTGCGCGTACCCACATTCACGCGCTTGTAAAGACCTGCTGGCCTACCATCAGTCGGGTCGCCATAGAACAGGTCAAGCCGGTTACTTACGCCCAGCTTTCTTGCCTGCCCCTTAGTCAAACGCTTACCCGCCCTGGCGCGCTCTACCAGCTTCTTAATGGCACCGCGCGGAATGTTGCCAGAATCGTCTAGCTGTATTTCAGTAGGCAGCCGCAGTGCCTGTTTCTTTGGCGCTCTGCTACCACCGAATATCTGATATTTCAGGTATTCGGCCTGCGACGGTCTGATACCCACGGTAGCCTGCAAGCTGGCCTTGTTAGCTGGTGCAACGTAAAAGGCGTTGCGCGTCCACTGGGTAGGCTTGTCAAATACCTCACGCAGCACCACGTTCTGCTGATGCTCTTTGACTTTGTTCGCCGTCTTGTTCAAGGCCAGCGAAACCGCAAAGCGATACTGAGGGTGGAGCTTCAGCGTACTTGCAATCACCTGGTCGATGTTACTTTGTACGTTAATGTCCACGTTTTGCCCATAAAAAAACCCGCTGTTGGGCGGGTTTGTGGTGCTGCGATTGTTTCGGCGTTAGCTTTGCCAAAGTTTAGCGGATTTTACACAAAACTGATTACTCGTCGAAATTCATTTTGCGTGATTTTGATCTTTTTTCACGTGTCATATCCTCCGTCAGATTTGTTTTCGGTGAAAACAAAGGGGATTTGCGCCATACCGCGCCGATGCTTGACCACTTCAATCACCTCATGCTCCGCTTTCATAATGTCAGCTTCAAGCCATTGACGTTTTCTCAATGTGACAGTCAATATGTCACCCGCAGCAAAATTTTCCTCACCAGACTGCACCCGATGAACAAAACGTTCATCCAATATCGCAGCATAAAACTGAGTTGTACCATCAAAAAAACGCCATTTATTGTCGCCCTTGAATGCAACATTTACCAATTGAAGATTTGCCTCTGTGGTTTGATCGGCTAATTCTTCTGTTTCTGCTGGCGGTGCAACATAATAACTACGCTCAGACTTCGTTATAGTCAAAAAACCTTGCTCCGGGTTCGTTGATATTGCAACGGTCTCATATCCTTCACGATCTAATGGCTTTGTAATTGCAGCCTCAAGGGCTACCCGCAACTTGTAGTTCCTCAATAGAGCAATGGTTCGCTGCTCCGTTTCCAATTTGTCGTCATCTAACTCAATTCGCGCCATTCCATTGTCAAGAAGAACGATACGTTTTATTTTTCTGTTACGAAGCCATTTAATGACCACCAAAACCCCGCAAACCGCAGCGGTTCCTTTGGCATACACAAATCCAAGATGCTCCGTCACCTCTTTTGCAGTCACAATAGCCGGTTCTTTGAATAAAGAAGTTACCTGACTCATCAGACTTTGCACTACAGAAAAGTCAATCCCGAAACACCCACTTTTGAATGAAGCATTTACGCGAAGAGCTACGCTAGTTCGACCATCATTCAGCGTAAAGTTAGCCTGCTCAATAGCATCGCCAAAAGCTAATAGCGCGGGGGCTAATTCGCGCACGTCAATGGTGCTTCCTGCCAGCGCCGACCCGTCATAAACCACTTGAAAGCTAGTTCTACTCACTTTTAACACCTCCCGCTTGTCATTGTCTCATAAGAACTTCCCAGGCATGACCACGCCAGCCCGTTGATTCTTGACAAAGTATCGGCCACGGTTTGCGGTGCTGCGCCTAGGTGCCCGGCAATGGCGCGCACGCTAAGCTGAGCTAACCAGTACCCGGCAACAACTTCCTGGGCGCGAAGCTCCAGACCCAGCACAAACTCGTTCGTCTGGATAATCTCGCGCACGTCGCCAAACTCGACCCCGCTGCAAGTGTCGTCGTTCGACCGCCCGGGCTTTGTGCCGTACTTGATGAGCGTGGTCAGTGGCGTGCAACCATAGGCCGAGGGTGCGCCTTCGACGCGCCGCATGCGCCATTCTGCCCACCGCACCAGCCGGGCATCGACCCACCCATCTACCCGCTGGCTGTTGTACCTACGCTTGCCCATGACTCAACCCCTCTAACCTTTGCAGCGCCTGAACGAAGCCCAGGCCAGCTATGTGCATCACCAGATCAACCGCGCCGCGCCCGCCGCGCCTTGCCCTGGTGTCAAACCACAACACCCCGCCCGTGACCACCAGCTCGTACACCCCACCCGAACCAGCCACATGCCAGCGCTGGCTTTGCGGGTTCTTTCTGGGTCGATAGGTGCTGTCATGCTTGACTTCCAGACCCATCAGGCTCAAGACCTGCATCAGGTCAGCCTTGCGCCACTTATTCACCGTGTCTTGTGGATAAGTCGTCATGATTGCGCCCTCCCCCAGACCCCCACCCCACCAGTCGTATTTAAGAAATACTCACTGGTTGAAAACCCCTGCTCAACCACTGTTCTTACCTCAAAGAGTCTTTCTTGTAGTAAGACCTTATTCATCTGCTTTCACCTCTATCCGGGTCGGTTGGGACGCACCTAGCCCATCCCGTGCCGCGTTCAGCACGGTTGGCCTTCAGTTGCTATCCGTGTTCGGAGATCAACACCCGACAGACGCGCCGACCCCGCAGGCTCTGTCTTCGCCACCTGCGCTGATGTTTCAGGGTCAATCCTTCGGTATCAGATACAAGCCGGGCGCGCCGCCGTTTACCAACCACGCCAGGCCGTTAAAACGATCAGGGCGGGTTAGCCATGCCACGGCCTCCAAACAGTGCGGCACGGGTCATTTCGTGCCACGACAACGGGTTTCTGACTGGGGCATAAAACGCCACCGGGCGCTTGGCGTAGGGCACTCGTGCCACGCGCTCGACTACCACGCGCTGCGACTGCCTGAGGCGCCGTAGCGCGTTGTCTGCATCCGACATGGACAGTTGCAGTGAACCCGCCACCTCGCGCAGCGGCAATGCCCCCTGCTGCATCAGCAGCGACTCAATGCGCTGTACTATTTCGCCTTGCGGCCTTCCCCGACGATTCATGCTGCCGCCCTTTCTTTGTGACGTTGCTCTCGTACCTCGGTGTTGGCGACGCAGATTTGCGCAGCCGTGAATGAGGGCAGCCTGTCAACCAGCACATTGATGCCCTCGTAAATGCAGCGCGCCTGTTCGGCGCTGATGAACCAGGCACCGTGCTGGCGCGCTGACTGCTCTATGTCGTTCATGGCTACTACCGCGCCATCAATAACGGCGCGTTCCTGCCCCCAGGTGGGGCGGTGCTTGCTGTAGAGGTAGTGCGCCATGCCAATGACGTTCATGGCCGCGCCGACCCGTTCCCAGCCCGTGTCTGAGGCGGCATGTTCCAGCGCCATGAGACCGAAGCGCAGGTCGCCCTCGAACTCGGTACAGACCGAGCGCGGTAGCGGCTGGTGCCCAGCCTTTGACTGGGGCTTATAGAGCTTGCGGGGTTTGGCGCTGCCGGGCATCAGTCTTCGTCCCATACCAAGGCGCGCGACAAGTCTTCGCGCTCCATTGCCCTGCGCGCGATGGTACTCACGGCACCATAAGTAGCGCGGTCCACACACACGCGGTCGTTCGATACGACCTTAAAACCCAGTTGATAGATCAAATGCAGGGCATCTTCGAGCTTTTCGGTTTTTGTTCGGCTTATTGTGCTTTCACTCACGCCCAAGATTTGCGCCAGGTTGCGCGCTGTTCCGGGGTCTTGCATAGCCTGCAAGACCGCCGAGTAGGCTTTGCGTGCCTTTTCTTGAGGGCTGAGGGATAGTTCAGCCATGACTTACACCGCCATGGGCAGAAAATTGACTCAAAAAAATTTCTTTATGTTTAACTTTGATTTGATATGGGATGCCACGAGTAGTCCAATTACTCACACGCTGAACGCCTCCCTTTTTTTCAAAATTAAGCATCTCGGCAACCTTTGCAGGTCCACCAAGTTCTTTAATCAATTGCGCGTCCGCTTGTATTTCGGTGTCGTGAGAATTTCTTTGCATAAACATATTAAACACTATGTTTATAAACAAGTCAATTCCAATGTTTAACAACATCTTGTTTAGTTGATATAGGCTTGCGCCCAACCATATACACATCAGATAAAAATGCATCCAACGGCAAAAAGGCTTTACGAAGTAGCAGAACGCAAGCTGGGCACAAAAAAACCGAGCAAAGTCGCTTTAGAGCTCGGAATTAGCCATCAAGTACTAAAAAACTGGGAAACACGCGGGGTTTCATTACTCGGACTGATGGCATCGCATAGCATTTGGGGATGTAACCCTGACTGGATACAAACAGGCGAAGGAAATATGTTTGTAAGGCAGGAAGCGATAAATTCAGAAGAAACAGAAGAAAGAGATGATAAAAGTTTTATAAATGTCCCGCGTCTTTCAGTTAAGGCAGGCATGGGGAAAAGAATTGCCGCGCCAGAACATGAGTTTGTGACAGACTTAATGAGCATCAGCAGATCTTGGCTAACCCAAAATGTAGCTATTACGTCGCATACAAACTTGTCGATAATTAGCGGTATTGGCGATAGTATGTCACCAACATTTACAGACGGCGATATATTGCTTGTCGACACAGGAGTGTGCGAATTTAGGGTAGATGCAATCTACGTTTTTAGTATTGATAATGAACTATTTATTAAAAGATTACAAAGATTGCCTGGTGGGGTTTACAAAGCCATAAGCGACAATCACATGTATGAAGCTTTTGAGTTGAACCATGATTTTAAGATCCATGGCCGGGTTATTTACGCATGGAATGGGAGAAAACTTTAATGACTGATTTTTTCACAAGAAAAGCCATCGCAGAAAAAAATGATCTACATAGATCAATTAGTTCTCTAATTGGAATAAGCCAAGGTCTAATTTGCGACGGCAACCTTACTGATGAAGAAATTTCTTTTCTGAAAAAATGGATTGAGAATAATGAAAATATGCAATCTTTTTGGCCCGGAAAATTGATCTATACAAAAATACATGAATCACTGAATGATGGCGTTGTGTCAAATGAAGAACGCGAACACTTGATTGATGTAATGCAAAAACTAGTAGGCGGCACATTAGATAAATTACCAGAACAAAATTTAGTAACCGATTTGGTGTTTGATCAAGAATTGATTGTTTTCAATGGTAAGCGCTTTTGTCTTACAGGCGAGTTTGTTTTTGCCCCAAGAAATCATTGTGAATTGGCGATTTCAAGAAGAGGCGGCGAGTTATCTTCCGGGGTAACCAAAAAAACAGACTACGTCGTTGTTGGCTCCCAAGGAAGCCGGGAATGGCGGCACGGAAGCTTCGGCACAAAAATACAATCAGCCATGCAGCTCAAGGAAAAAGGGCACAAGATTAAAATTGTCAGAGAAGATGACTGGGCTGACGCCTTATCAAAAAACCCAGCACCCTGATAAATAATGTTGCAGCGCAAATACAAACGGTTGACCCGGTCTGATTGAGTGGTCTAAATTACAAAATTCAATAAAAGGAGTTAAAAATGTCACTTATTCAATGCACCGAATGCGGCAAAGATGTAAGCACCCAAGCTAAAACTTGCCCAAATTGTGGCGCAAAAGTTAAAAAACCAGCATCCCGAGTTAAAAAAATGCTTTGGGGGTTCGTGACGGTAGTTTTTTTTGCCGGAATTATTATCAGTCACGAGAACGAACAAACTAGGCAAGCGCAGGAGTCTGCGCTGACACCAGAGCAAAAAGCTCAAAGAGCACAACAGGAAAAATATGAAGAAATGGCAAAACAAGGCGCGAGAAAGTTAAAACTAGCAATGAAAGACCCAGAGTCATTTGAGATCAAAAGTCTTATAGTCATGAAGAACGGAACATCCTGCTACAAATACAGAGCTACAAACAGCTTTAACGCAAAACTCCAGTACAGCGCGGTTCTTACATCCCAAGGTGAAATATTCACGCAAGAACATCAACAGGAAAAATTTATCAAAATATGGAATAAGGATTGCACTCAACCAGGCGGGGTTGACCTGACTGATTCGAGCAATCTTCAACGATGGCTAAAAATTTGAGTTGTCTTTTTTCATTCACACCACCAAAGTTGAGCAAAAAACTTTACGTAAATAAACGTAATTAAACAAATTGTTTGACTTGTCTGTAAACATCATGTTTAATATCCCCATCGCACAGTTTTACGCGATGCGGGTGAGGCCAAGCAGTTAAGCGCCAGGCAGCCGGATAACCGAAGCACGCCCAGGATAAGTCGCAAGCGCACCTGGACACGACAACGGCGGCAAACAGCAGCGCAATAAGAAAGGCCAAACAGACAGGTATCTACGGAAGGCTGTCCCCGCAACTCGCGCAACTTGAGCGCTTTTTGCAACCACGGGGGCAGCATGAATCCACTCGACTCAGAGATCAAACCAACCGCCAGACGGCGGATGCCTGACGCCGCCAGCACCCCCGACCTGTACGACCTGCGCATGGCCTACGCCCGCGTCATCGGCAGCATTGGCCTGCCCTTTGACGAAGCCATGCAGCACCCCGTCCACTCGAAAGCCATTCTTTCACGCGCCCGCATGCTGGTGAAACGACGCCTGCTGCGCGAACAAACCATGACCGACACCAAAGCCCTCGCGGCAGGAGATTAAGCATGACCATTTTGACGACTACAAACGGCGGCAAATTCCACTTGACCGACCCCAAGCCCGAGCAGGTGTTTCTTGACGACATTGCTCACGGGCTGGCTTCTCAAAACCGTTTTATTGGACGCACCCGACCGTGCTGGAGTGTGGCGCAGCATTCGCTTTTGTGCGCCGAACTGGCCGGGGTAATGCACCAGGACCCAGGTCTGGTAATGGCCGCGCTATTACATGACGCCCACGAAGCCTACATAGGCGACATTGCCACGCCGGTGGTACAGGCCATTGACAAGCTGCACCCCGGCACCGCCAGCGTCCTGCACGACATGAAATGCCTGCTCGACGATACGATTTTCGACGCACTCGACGTACCCGAAGCCGCTTTTTACCTGGGCACCGAGACGCTCAAACGCATTGATGCCATTGCGCTCAGCGTTGAAAAAAACCTGCTGCTCGATACAAAAGATTCGTGGCCGTGCGACCTGGTATGGAGCGAAATCACCCCCGCACAGTTTGCCGCGATCGGCAAGCTGATGCCGGGCACAGTGCAAACCGCCCTGAATCTGAATTTTGACGAGCAAGTCATGAAATTCATTGACCGTTTTAACCGGCTGTCTTTGGTGTTGTCGGACACCCGAGAAGCTGCCTAGCCTATTTTTTTGAAAGGTTATGAGATGAAAAAATTATTAACGTCTGCCATGCTGGCGCTTGCAAGTCAGGCATACGCGCAAGACTGGCATGTGCAAGTGCATGGACTGAGCTATCACCAGGTGCGTACTCAGCCTAATGGCGTGAAATGGAATGAACTTAACTGGGGTCTTGGGCTTCGTTACCAGGCCACGGAAAGCCTTGACGTTCAGGCCGGAATGTTCAGGAATTCTGAATACAGA